TATTGTTTGATAGAGCCAGTAGAGACGTTGGTCAAAAGATTATAATTGATATTTTTAAAGTAAAAGAATTAATTGACAAAAGACAATATAAAAATAGTTTTTTAGATATTGTAAACACAATTTTGGTAGAAAATAATTTTGTATACTTCAACCTACCTTCTTTTGCAAATTTTTACAATGTACAGGATGCGACCAAAAACCCAATACCAAAAAATGAGGGTACACTAGAATTTGCTAATACTCTTTTTGGTACCTTTTTAAATCTTGATTATAGAGAAACTTCACCAAAACTTGTTTGTTATTATGCAAACAAAAATAGTGAACATTTGGATATGAAAAACAATATTGATTATAGGTTTAGAAATGATGCTTTTGATTTGAGAAGAGCTAGTGATAACCCTTTAGTTCAAAGTTTACAAGATAAAAAAGATTGGGACAAATCAAATAGAGTTGTTGGTTTCAATGTTGATATTGGTAGACAAAATCAACAAATTTTTAAACAATTTGATGTTTCCCAAACAGCAGGAAAACCTACAGCGGAATCGTTGGAAGTGTTAAATCAAATGTCAAATATTGATAAAAACAGAACAACATCAACACAAAATAATTCGTTGTACAATGTCTATAAAAACAGAAGCTATGGTTGTAGTGTTGATATGATGGGTAATGCACTTATTCAACCTATGATGTATTTTAATTTGAGAAATGTACCAATGTTTAGTGGACCATATTTAATTACAAGTGTTAGTCACACAATAACTGAAAATGGATTTGACACAACATTTGAAGGAACAAGACAACCATTTTATGCTTTACCAAAAATTGAATCATTTATCCAGTCTCTAAGTGTAAAAATTCTTAAAACAATACAAGAAAAAATTGAAGAAAAAAACAAACAAGTAACACAATCACCAGAAAATGTTTTAAAACAAAAAAGTATTGTTTTAGATAATGTTTTTGGTGGACAAGAAAGTATATCAAAAGAACAAAATTGTTCAGACAAATTATATCAATCATATAAAGCATACACGACTGTTGATGCACCAAAAACACAATCAGCAACTTTTTCTCAAGTTAAAAAAATGATTTTAGATAAATTAAAAACAAAGTTCCCAACAATATCAGAACAAAGTTTGACCGAGTTTGCTTTATTTATTTTTAGTACAATGTATGCAGATTCAGGGACTTCTACCGGGTTCTCAGCTTACGAAAACAATTACACAACAATAGCTATTTCTGAAAATTATGCAACAGCCGGAAATCTTTATTTTAATTCTAAATATTTTTGTGTAAATAAAGGGGAGAATATAACCAATATACCACTAGCATCTTTTGATAGTTTAGATAAATTTATTGATTTCTTTATTAGTAGATTTGCTGGTAAATCAACTAAACTAAAAGATGGTACAGTATCTAAATATGTTGAAGTGTATGTGTTAAATTGGCCGATAGAACAACCTAATAATGTTTATAAAGAATTAGGTGATGATAATATAAAACGACTTGAAGAGAAATTCTCAAAAGCATTTGACATTTATAAATCAGTAACATAACTTTTTTAACTATAATGATATTTATAAATAAAATAATATTATGAATACAAAATTAATTTTAGATAATTACTTAGGTAAAAATACAAGAATGTCTGAAAAAGATATGGGCAATGGAATGAAACAAGTATGTGATTTAGATACTGGCGATTGTTATGTTGTAAAAGAAAAAGATGGTCTTATTGAAAGAGTTGATAATACTATGAGAACAAATAAAAAAATCCAAGTTGAAACAAAAACTGGAATAAAAACTTTATTGAACGGATAAAATGAGCATCGAACAAAAAATATTAGATGAAATTTCTAGATATAGAAATATTAATAGATACATAAATGAACAAGAAGTTCCCCCTCCTCCAGGTGGTGATGTTCCTCCTCCTCTAGGTGGTGATGTTCCTCCTCCTCCAGGTGGTGATGTTCCTCCTCCTCCAGGTGGCGCTCCAGCTCCAGCTCCAGATGCGGCTGCTGCGGGACCAACACCAATAGATACAGCAACAGATCCTGATGTTGAAGAAGTTGGAAAAGAAGATGAGGAGTCAGAAGAATTAGATATTACGGATTTAGTAAATTCTCAAAAAAATATTGAAACTAAACAAGAAGAATACTTTGATAACCTGTTCAAACAAATTCAAGGTTTGGAAGACAAATTAAAAGAAATGGACAATATTGTATCTTCACTTAATTCACTTGAACAAAAGGTTGAAAAATATAGACCAAAAACAGCTCAAGAAAAATTAGAATTAAGAAGTTTAGATTCTGGACCATTTAAACAAAAATTATCAGATTTCTTTGCCGACAAACAAGACGAGATGGAGAAAACTGGTAAAAATGAATATGTATTAACAACAGATGATGTTGAAGAATACTCACCAAACGAAATTGAAGATTCATTTAATGTTTGGGACAATGATGAAGATTTTGGAAAATAAAATTTAAGGTCGATTTTTTCGACCTTAAATGTTTTACTATATTGACTGCGACACAAATTTAACTTATATTTTCTATTGTAAACTTTTAAAAACAAATATAAAAATGGCGACAAACAATGTTTTAGACGCGGTTCTCTCACAGTATGAGAACTCAAAATCTGGAGATTACACATCCGGATCAAAAATGTCCCAAGAGGACAGAATGAAAAAGTATTTTGCTGCGATACTTAAAGACAATGAAAAGCAAGCACAAAAGAAAATCCGTATTTTACCAACTCCAGACGGATCTTCACCTTTTAAAGAGGTATGGTTCCACGAAATTAATGTGGACGGAAAATGGCAGAAATTTTATGACCCAGGAAAAAATGACAACGAACGTTCACCGTTAAGTGAAGTTTATGATGTTCTTATGTCAACTGGTAAAGAATCTGACAAAGAATTAGCAAAACAATACAAACCTCGTAAGTTTTATATTGTTAAAGTAATTGACCGTGAAAACGAACAAGATGGACCTAAATTCTGGAGATTCAAACACAATTACAAACAAGAAGGAATTTTTGATAAAATTATTCCTATCTATAAGGCAAAAGGTGATATTGCTGACGGTGAGAAAGGAAGAGACCTTATCCTTGAATTAACAAAAGCAAAAACACCAAAAGGAGCTTTTTATACTGTAATTCAAACAGTAATGTACGATGACCCGTGTCCGGTTCACGAAGATGAAGAAACAATGACATCTTGGTTAGAAGACGAACTTACTTGGGAAGATGTATATTCTAAAAAACCTACTGAATATCTTGAAGCTATTGCTCGTGGTGAAACACCAAGATGGGATACTGATGCTGGAAAATACATCTATAGTAATACATCTGAAGAAGAAATTTCAATTGGTGGTGGAAAATCAAAAACTGAAACAAAAGTAGAAGATCCACAAGCTGATGATGATATTGATGAAGAATTACCATTTTAATTTATTAAAAAAGTCATAAGGTAGGATTTTCTTACCTTATGATTTTTATTATATTTCATTTATGTACAAAAAAGTATTGTGTTTTACACCAAGTTATAAAAGATATAAAATGTTAAGAGGTTGTGTACAAGATATTGCAACACAAAGCTATGAAAATATTTTTCATTCAATTAACATAACTTTAGACCAAAGAGAACTTAATCGTCACGGAGATTTTAAAATATTGATTGATGATTTGAAAACCGATAAAAATTCATTTATCTTTTCATTAAATCAACATCAACAAGTAAATCATATGAAAGCTATAATGTCGGTTAAAGATTATGAAACATATGATATTTTTGTAAAGATTGATGATGATGACATTTATAAAAAAGATTATATTAAAACAATAGTTGATTATTTTGATAATAATGAGGTTGATGTTTTATCATCAAGAATGAAATATCAGTTAAATGGTAGTTTAATGAGGCGTGGGGATTATCACAATTTGGGTGCAAACCCAGAAGGTTGTGATTTTAAAATACCGGCAACTTTTGCATTTAATCTTAAAGCTCTTAATTTGATTAAAGATATAAAATCAATTTATGGTTTTGAAGATAATATGTGGAGAGATATGTGGTGTAATAACTGTAAGATTGCAGAAGTTGATAATACAGAAAATATAATTTGGTATATTCACGGTAAAAATACCTCAACTTCTGAATTTTTAATAAAAAATTAAATATATGGCAATTAAGAAAAAAGATTTTAGTTCTATTAAGAAAAAGTTTTCATCTGACGCAAAATACAAACCACAAAGGTATTTTGATTTGGGTGAATCATTCCTTGACGCAGTCGGTCTTCCAGGACCTGCTATGGGACATATAAATATGTTTTTAGGACACTCGGACACTGGAAAAACAACAGCACTTGTAAAAACAGCTGTTGATGCACAAAAAAAAGAAATACTACCAGTTTTTATTATTACAGAACAAAAGTGGTCTTTTGACCACGCAAAACTTATGGGTTTTGAATGTGAAGAAATTGTTGATGAAGAAACCGGTGAATTAGGTTGGGATGGGTTCTTTTTATTCAATAATAATTTTGAGTACATTGAACAAATTACAGAATATATAAATGAGTTGTTAGATGCACAAGAAAAAGGTGAATTAGATTATTCACTTTGTATTATGTGGGATTCAGTTGGATCAGTTCCTTGTAAAATGACTTACGAGGGTAAAGGAGGTAAACAACACAATGCAAGTGTTTTAGCCGACAAAATTGGTATGGGTATTAACCAACGTATTTCAGGATCTCGTAAAGCAGATTCTAAATATGAAAATACCTTAATCATTGTTAATCAACCTTGGGTAGAATTACCTGATAATCCATTTGGTCAACCTAAGATCAAAGCAAAAGGTGGTGAAGCAATTTGGTTAAACTCTTC